TTTGCATATACTGTGCATATTGAGCTTGCATCTCTGGTGAAAGTAAAGCAGTAGCTTGCCGTGTCTCAGGGTTAAACTGCGCTGAACCAAACATTCCTGAAGTTGACCAAGGTAATGATTGCTCATACGCTCTGTCTGCTGCTGCTTTTGCATCTCTTGATTGTTGTTTTGATGCTTTACGGCTACCTAGATAACCTAATGCTGCTCCCCATAAATCGAATGCACTCATAATCTTTCTCCTTTAAAAATCTGAAATACCTACTGAATCGTCACCTGTATCGTAGCCACCGCCCATGTCGCCACCGCCATCATAACCACCAGCATCTCCAGGACTCTCAACACCTACGTCTGAACCACCAACACCCATACCTGAGTAAGTGTCATAGCCGTAGCCACCTACATCAGTGTAACCACTAGGACCTGTACCCCAGTCGTTATTATTACCCCACCAGTCAGTATGATTACCTGTACCACCAAACATACCACCTTGTAAATTTGAGTTGTCACCTATAAAATTACCAAGCTGAAAGAGTGGGTTGAAAATGCTTAACGCATCCCACTTTGAGGGTGACCAGTCTCCAAATATATTGCCACTAGGCTCTTCCATTCCCCAGAATCCCCAATCAAACTTAGGCGTGTCATAAGCCCAACCAGCTTTGTTATACTCATTGTTATCATCAGAGCTTGAAAACATACCTGGATACGCTTGATTAGGTTGTAGTTGAGGTTGAGGTTGAGGTTGACGAAAACCGCCTTGTTGTTGATAGTAAGGAATCATCCACTCAGGAATGTTACCCATTGCACCTTGGTTTTGCATGAAAGGAAGGTTGTTTGAAGTATCCATTATGCTGTTCTCCTCCAGAAATATACAGTAAGGTAAGGTTGGATATTATTATGAGGTGTTGTGTCATCATTAACATCACCGCCTGAATTACCAGTACCATTATCCCAAGAAGTTGGACTGCCAGCACTATTAGCTCCATGATTAGATAGGTATGTTGTTTGACCAGTGTCAGAAGTATTACCTCTAAGAACGGAATGTGAGTGAGATGGCATCTCTGCTTCAAGCAGTGTATGAGTCTTACTACCACCACCACCTAACGAACCTACACTAGAGTCTACTATATCAAAGTCTGTATCTGTTGAATCTACACCTACTAGCACCTTACCAGCACCGAAAGACACCCAAGTCGTTCCACCTATTGCTGTAACAACAGCAGCTGAATCAGCATAATTAGCAACAGTGGTGAATATAGAGTCTATAGGATAGATTTCTGTTATAGCCCTTGTTACATACTCAGTGGTTGCAACTTTATTATCATTCTCACCCGCATCTGGCGTTAAGGCTTGAAAGGTTTGAGTTGCACTACCTGCTTTCTCTGCTTTCTTAACAAATTCATTCTGAATAGCTACAAAGTCATTATAGAAGTGAGAGCCTGAAATTACCTTTCCTGCTGATTCGGAATCAAGCACATCTTTTCTTAACCAGTCGTTCTGAATTATATAACTCATCGTATTTTTCCTCTCTTAAATAATAGTGTTAAATCTTGTAATACAGTAGAAGCACCTGCTGTCTCAGCAGTAAACGTAAATTGTACATATTTTGCTGACTTGGATAAAGGTATGTTGTACTCTTTAAGACCTTTAACACCAGCGTACTCTGAGGCGATAACTTCACAGGTAGTAGGGGCAGCAGATAGTGGGTGACAAAAGTAAAAACCAGAGCCTTCGTTTCTAGTTGCAACCTCACCTGTAGAATTTACATAATCTGTGACGACATACTCATCATAAGCAAGACCATCATCTTCATAGACACACATATCTCCACTAGTGTAATCAAAGCCTAAAGCACCTGGGTTATCTATATTGTCATTATTGCAGCTATATTTAGCTACGTTGTATAAAAAGTCCGTACCTGGGGGTGATAGTTTTGTTGTTAATGCGTTAGTAGAGGAAACTCCAAAGTCTCTATCCCACTTAACAGACATATTAGTATCACTACCACCACCAATAACCGCCTTTAGTTTCTTTAGAAGGGCAGCTGTAACTCCCTCACCCAAGTCAATCCATGTTGTTTGGAATACACCAGTGTAAGATTGGTTATCATCATAAGATAATGTCGGTGTTGCACTTGTCAACTCTTTGTCAGAGAATCCCTCATACTTAGCAATACTACCACCTTGTTGACCAACTAAAAAGTCATGTGACTCTGAGTTAAGCAAAGCCGTGATATTAAAACTACTTTTCTTAAAGTTCCAGGTTGTGACTCTTGGTGTTTTTGCAGGGGTTAATTGTCTCATATCAAATACATAGACAATATCAATATCTATAAAGGATAAAACATAAAGACCTTCCTCATCAATATACGCACCTTTAATGTTAGCTGAAGACTTAGTATCACGAATAATATTATCTCTGATAGTAACCGACATATCAGTCAATGGAACTTTATCCAACTCAGTAGTACGATTCAGTGACCTTAAACCAGTATCAGATAAGAAGAATAAATCATCAGCTACCTGTTGTACTGAGTCTCTTGAAACACAACCAATACCCCTAATAACTTCATCTAATTCCATATTAGAAGGGTCATCAGGTTTATTATAAATAGCGATGTTGTGCTTTCCAAAGATGACTAACTTACCGTAGAAAGGTGCAATGGCAACAATCTCGTCAGTACCCCAAACACCTTTTAAATCAATATAACCAGCTAATCCATAATTAGGAACAACCGCACCATAAGCCGAAATATCACTATTTGTAACTGTGGCTTTGAAAGCATCATTAACATTAGCAATCTCTGGTCCACCTATTTCTTGCCAGTCTAATTCAACTTCACCATAGTTAGATATATCTTCACTAGTCGATGTTGCAGCAAATAAATCGTTTAGCTCAGTGTTAGCAGAGCCTCCTAAAGCAGACCAATTATTTAATCTTACAGTACCGTAGGCACTAATGTCTGTATTAGTATCAGAGGCGGTAAAGCTATCTCCTATTATGGAATCATTCTTCCCACCTAAATTTAACCACGTAAGACGTACAGCACCTAAGGTAGATATGTCGGTAGCAGTCGAACACTTAAATACATCACCAACTTTAGCCGTAGACGAGCCTCCTACACCACTCCAGTCTACAGCCTTAATACCGCCTATCTCGTAGTAAATACCATCTGTTAACGTGTCATCAATAACAGTTCTATTGTCAGAGATAATCTTATAAGAGGTTGACACAGTTATGCCGTGAGTTGGGTCTAACTCTTTAAATGATTTAATCTTGTAACCAATGCCAGAAGTAACAGCAGTCACAGCCTCAACATTAACTGAGTCAATAATGTAATTAGTATCCTCAGCAATAGTAGTAACTGAAGTATTGTTATACCAAGTAGTAGGTATCAAGGTATCAGAGTAATGGACAACATCCTTCTCTTCTGTAATACCACCCACCCATAACCTTCCGTAGTAGCCAGTACCACAACTAGGGTCAAATGAAGTAATATCAGATGGCATAATATTACCAGTTCTATCCTTTAACTTAGCCCACTTAATCGTATCACTACCATCGTAATTAGAAACATCGTGTGCTTCTTGGAAGCCAAAAGCTTGTTTATTGAAATTAATAAACTGCCAGTCAGAAGCTACACCTCCATCAAACTTAGCTGACTCTGGGAAGGCATCTGCTGCCGAAGTTAAATCAACTGTATAAATATACTTACCAACACCTGCGAATATCTTATAAGAAACACCGTCTTTATGCTCTAGTAAAGACCCAATAACAGCCGTAGTAGGGAGTACCTGTTGTACAAATCCGTTCCTAAATGTAATTCTACCTGATTCTTTAAAAGCAATATTGTCAGCTTTAATTAACCAACTAGGTGCTAATGACGTGGGGTTAGCTTGAGTATTAAGACCATTAATACCAATGTTATCTAGGGGTAGGTATGTAAGGTTGTTAGCCATCAGTTAGTGTACCAATCGGTTTCGTATTGAGTATTACCACTATCTCTTATAATAGCCTGATTAATAGCTTCTTTAAACTCTTGTGCTACTACACTTGTTTGTGAACCACCGTCTTCACCTCGCTCGGCAATAGCTCTCATCCAAGCACCTAATAGGACAGGTTGCTCTGGTATTCTAATAATATCATTAGGTAGTTCTAGTTTAGGATGTACTTTAACAGCTTCAATATGAAGAAGCTCATCATTAATAGGTTCAGGTATTAACTCTAATTTTAAGTCACCTACAGCATCACTACCTGAAAACACATAATGTAAAGGTTCTCCTGTAGTCTTAGTAGGGAAGCGTAGTGAAGTAGCATAAGCTAAAGTAGATTGAGTTAAATGAGAGCCTGTAACTGTATTAGTAACACTTAGTACCTTTATAGCCTTAGTGTTTACTAAAGTATAGCTATAAGTACCAGCTTTAGAGAATAAAGCTACATCTGTTTTAAGAGCAATCCAATCGTGATAACTTTCTACATTACGTTTAGCATCATTAACTAAAGCACCTATCATCTTCTGATAATCAGAAACCCTAGATTCATCTTGGAGGTTAATAGCTACATCCCAGCTATCATCTACTATTATGTCCTCTCGTAGTCTAATCAAGACTTCATTGATTAATTCTTTATAAGTCATAAGCGAAAACCTTTATAGTATTAGAGCCATCACCACCTGAACCATTAAAACTTACCCATGCTTTAGGCGTTCCCAAATTCTTGAGTGCTATTTTCTTAGTAACACCGTTATCATTTACAGCGACTTCTTCAGCACCATCGGGTGTGGTTAATTCTGTTAATGCACCTATCTTTACATTTGCCATAATTTATCCTTACCATATAATCCATAATTTACCACCTGTGCCCGTGGTCTGACCCGTACCACCCCAATCTGCGCCATTACCGCCTCTTGAAGTGCCTTGAAAGGTTAAAAAGGATTCTAAACTTGCACCTGCACCACCTGCACCATAATTAGTTCCACCTGCGGATGCACCACTGTTACCAATACCAAAAGGATTATTGCCACTGCCAACAGGTGAAGAAGAAGTATAATGACCTGCTCTACCACCGCCACCACCTGTCAGACTGCCAAAAGAAGTATCTCCACCATCTTGATTTAATGCACCACCTCCTCCAACTTCCCAATCCACATTGCCTGTGGTTTCTACAAGCCCCATAGTCCAACCACCACCGCCACCACCTGAACCACCCGCGAAACCACCATCAGTGTGGTCTGATGCAGGGTTACCACTTGCCCCACCACCCTCTAAAACAACAATAACTCTTATTGGTTTTCCTGCATTTTCCCAATTCCAAGTTCCACTCCCTGATGTTTCAGTTTGCGCCCCACTGCCAATACCTGTCAATGCTGAACCATCACCTATGAAATTAGTAGCTGTAATATCTCCAGTAGCTGTAATATCTCCAGTAGCTGTACTTCCTGCCATCGTTGTGTCGGTTAAGGTAGCATCAGTTAATGTATCACCAGCCTTCTTAGCAAATGATGTATCTACAAAAGCAGTAGTAGCAATCTTAGTGGTATTATCATCTACATTAGGAGTTGTAGATAACGGTGCGCCTGTGAAAGTAGGACTAGCTATCTCAGCCTTATCAGTATTAAGGTTAGTAAAGTTAGCGTCTAGCTCATTATGAGTAAGAGCCGAGCCTTTACTTAAGCGTGTCGTTATTATAGCCATAGTTTCTCCGTGTTTAAATCACTGTGTTGTCTCAGAGAGAGGCACTTAGTGACATTATAATACAATATATTCAGTTAAATCAATTACTTAGCTGTCTTTTTCTTAGCAGGTACTTTAGCTGCTGGCTTCTTAACAGGGTTGGTTTCTTTCCATTTAATCATTTTATTCTCCTATTTATTACAATTACAATCACATACTAATGTCTGTGGTTTACTTACATCTTGAGCAGGGAACATCATTTGTGAGCCTGTTTGAAACATCTGTTGAGGCATATTAAAGAAAGCTATTGCTGTCATTGATACAAGCATAGCAATAAATAATACCAATCTACTCATCACTTCATCCTATGATGAACATACACCCATACAGGTATTTGTTCTGTTCCTACGTT